ATGCTGCCCAACCGCATGTGATACGGGTAGGGGTGGCGGCGCGATGACTGGAGCGGCACGTCACCCCATGCCGACGATGCGGTTGATGAAGGTCATATCGATGGCGTCCAGGGCGGTGTCCAGATCTGCGATAGCCGACTTGATCAGCGTCTCCTGATCGACGGTGAAGTAGTACGGCGCCGCTTTCAGGTCGGCACTGTTGAAAAAGTCGTGGTCTTGATTGATGGTGTTCTTGTTAGCGATGAACCCGCGCAAGTGAGTGCCCACCAGGGCGTTCACCTCGTCGGCGTTGCGCGGCTGCGTGCCGACGGTTGCGGGCGGAGACGGTTCAACGGGGAGAGTCATGCAGTGATCCTTTCGTTTCAGATAGCCCTGGAGACAACCATCATGCCCGCGCCGCCATCCGCTACAAATGTGTACGCCTGACCGTGGGCAATGGAGATGGACGTGGGGCCTGATCCGTCTGGCATGCCGATCACCTGACCGGCTGATGCGGCAATAGTCACGGCAGAGCCTGACCAGTTCTTGACGATCACCCACTCGCCCGAGCGACCACTTCCATTCGGCAAGTAGGTCGTGGAGCCGGGAACATTGATGATGATGAATGACGACCAGCGGTCAATCGTCCAGCCGTTGGTGGCGGTGGTGTAGTACAGCTTGAATGAGCCTGCGGACAGCTTGCCACTCAACGTTGTGTCACCCGTGCCATTGATCGTTACCACGCTCACCCAGGCAATTGGGTTCGCACCAGACGGCGCCGCGTAGAAGCTAATCGTGTCTGGGCCCGCGATGACACCCATCGCGCTGCTGCCGACATTGAAGCGGTTCCAGTTTGTGCCGTCGTAAAAGGCATTGCCCATCAAGTGCGCGCCGCTCTTACCCGAAACGAACAAGTAGCCATCGGTGCTCTCAAGGCTCAATCCGGCAGGGTTGTTGACTGGAGTGCGGATGCGCTCACTGCCGCCGCTGTTGATCCAGAGTGGGCCAGTGATGTACACGACGCCGTCGTCGCGTGTGTAGAACAAGTTGGTGGTGAGAGCAGAGTTGAGGTACTGGAAGCCGTAAGTGGTGCCGGCGGACCCAAGCGCCTTACTGGTCACCAGCACTGTGGCGGTAGGTGGCGTGTTCACGCCGACGGTGCCCGCCACACTCAAATTGCGGCCCAGGAACAGGTCGCGCGGCCTGGTTGCGCCGCTCGCGCCGATGTCCAAAGTGTTGTCGGTGACCGCCACGAAATGCCCGGCGGTTGTCACTTGCCAGCGGTCCACGTTGTTGGAAAACAGCGTCAGGGTGGTCGCGGAGTATGTCCCGACACGTAGATTCCCTGCACCGCCGCCGATGTTGTATGAATCGATGGTGAGTGACGGCCCGACCAGCACCGACATCGCCACGTACACGCTGCGAGGTCGGCTCGCGCCACTCAGCCCGATGTCGTAGGTGGCGTCAGCAGTCGCGATGAAGTGACCCTGGTTATTGATCTGCCACTGCCAATTGCCCGCTGCACCAAGGTTCAGCGTGGCTGGGCCGACGATACTGGGCGTGACGATACCGTTCGTTCCGACGGTCAACTGATTGGCGATGAACGCGTTGCGTGGACGGTTCGCGCCGCTGGCGCCAATGTCATAGAGGTTGTCCGCAAACGCGGTCAGGTGTCCGGTGGTGCCGATATTCCAGCGGCTGGTGCCCGCTGTAGCCAGGTTCAGCCCCGACGTGCCACTCAAAGAGAAGGTCGAACTGCCCAGGAGCAGCGAGCCGTTGAGCGTGGCGATCTGCGCGCCGGTCCCGACAACAGCACTGGTAGCCAGATACGCCGTGCGCGGGCGCGTAGCCCCGCTCAGGCCAATGTCGTAGGCGTTGTCGGAGACTGCCGTGAAGTTGCCAGCACTATCAATCGTCCAGCGGTTGCTTCCACCAGCACCTAACCGCAGCGGCTGCCCGGAACCTGCGCGGATCGTTAGGTCGTACGCCGCCGCAATCGTGTCAGGCAGCACGTTGAGTTCGCCACTCCCGCCGATGCGGATATTGGAGTAGACGTAGACCTGGTACGGACGGAAGTCGCTCGTAGAGCCGATGTTCCAACTTGCATCGGGGCTGAAGGTCAGGTCTTGCGTCAAGGGCAACTGGATGCCGGCCCCGCTCGGCGTGCCCCAGGCGTAGTCATAGTCCGCGTTGGACGCCTTAATCAGGTACTGATTGGTGAGCCCGCCGGTGGGAATACCGGCGCCCATCGGCCCTGTTGGACCCGTGGGACCAGGTACACCCTGGGGGCCGGGCGAGCCATTGATGCCGGCTGGCCCTTGAGGCCCGGTCGCGCCTGTCGCGCCGGCGGGACCCATCGGACCAGCGATGCCTGGTTGCCCATCGATGCCGGCTGGGCCCATCGGCCCAATCGGACCCGCTGGCCCCGGCGGCCCCGGCGGACCCTGCGCCCAGGTCGGCGGCAGCGGCTCCCCACCGACAGGGTTCCAGTTGACGCGCGGCTCAGTATTGACGACGTCGGTCATAGCGGCAGGCTGACCACCTCACTGAAGCCGATGCGGTTGGTGGGAGCTGGACCATAGATCAGCGACTGACGCGTGAACTCGCGCGCGGCCATTTCCTGCGTCGCCTGCAGGTTGCCTGCGGCGGCCGCATACATGTGTGAGGGGAAGAGGTGCCAGGCTTCGATGTGGCCTGCGCTGGCGGCGTAGTCCAGGTCGACGTCCAGTTGATCGTTGTCGTCGACGGGACCGCTGAGGCTTTCAGTGCCATTGACCCAGGTCCACGCCGGCCGCAGCGCGGTAGCCCACACATTTGCGGGCGCAGTGCTGCCGCTGGTGCCGCGCAGCATGACGTGGCCCTGCTGCATGGTGGCTTCGAACGGCGCGTCGGCGTACGGCTTGTACCAGCCGTATTGCACGCGGGTGACCTGGCTCGGGTTGGTGATCCAGGGGTACTGATACGTCAGGTCGATATCGCCGTAGCCGCTGGTGATCAGCGCCGGCAGGGTGTCTTCCGAAAAGCAGCGTCGCAAGCCGGCCAGGACGGCCTGGCGCAGCTCCTGGTCTGGATGGAGGTGGGTGAAGTCGGCCAGCTCGCTGGGGTCCATGGCGCGGTACCAGTTGCGGTCGATGACCACGCGCCCCGCGCTGGCGTCAAAGCTCTGCACCATGCGCGTGCGGTCCTGCGGGTTGTATGCAGCAACAGGGCTCCCGTCGGACAGCACGCCACGGCGCAGCAGCCACAGGTTCTCCGGACCGCCCAGCACCGCGGACGAGCGCAGCCCAGGCATATACGCCGAGCCCGTCGTCGACGTGGTCGGCACCGAAGAATCCTGCGCAGCCTGAAAGAACGGCCCCGTACGCCGCGCGACTTCCTGCTCGAGGTGCGCCAGTGTGATCACGCTTATGCGGTCCTGAAGGTTGCGTCCGGAGTGGAAGTCGTGAAGCCGCCGGAGGTGACATTGATGCGGTAGTGGTAGGGCGTGCCGGTGGTGAGGCCCGTCAAACTGGCGACAATCGCGCCGCTACCTGCTGGCGGTGTGGCGGCCTGCGTCGATCCGTAGGCGGTCGTCGTGCCGTAGTCCACCGACATGCCCGTGCAGGCCTGGTCCACGATCCAGTTGACCGTGGCCAGCGTGGCGGCGATGCCCGAGACGCCCGTGCCGCGAATGCGCGCGCCGCGGTATGAGGCCTTGCCGTCATTGATCAGTCTGGCCACGAACGCCTCGTCGGTGAAGGCGCCGACGTGGCCAGCTCCGTGGATGGTGGTCGGCACCGCCGAGTCCGCCGCGGGCGCCAGGAAGACGATGTCCGACATCAGACCGCCTCGCTCGGCGGGAGCAGGGTGGGTAGCCCGGTCGCGTCGATGACCTCCGCTTTGCCATCCAGCAGCAGCGACTTTACGAACTCGTAGTCCGCGGCATCAAAGTCCGTCTCGTGCTGCGGACCGTAGACGATGCCCTCCTGGCCAGGGCGCGGGTCGGCCGCGGCGGCCAGAAAACGGAGACGCGCCATCAGTCCTTGTCCTTGCTCTTTGAGGGCTTGGTACTGGTGGTGTCTTCGCGGCCGGTGCGCGCGTCGTAGACGCCTTGCTGCTTGGCCTGCTCCTGCTCAATAGCGACATCGGAGACCTTCCCGTCGGCGCGCCAGTCGCGGAAGACCTCGTCATCCACGTCCACCTCCACGCCAGCCGCGAAGACTTCACCGGTCTTGGGGTGGGTGACCGGCACCAGGGTGCGAACCTTGGGCATTACTTCTTCCCCTTTCCCTTAGCGGTCCTGGGCAGCTTGCTCTCATCGGTGCCCTTCAGCTTCCGCTGCGCTTCTTTGGGGTCGAAGCCGGGGACGTTGCCCCCAGCCGCAGCTCCAAAGAAGCGGGCCTGGGCCTGGCTGACAGGCTTCTTATAGGCACGTCCGCCAGGCATGGTCAGGCTCCAGGCTCGGGTGCCGGCTCAGGTTCTGGCTCTGGTTCAGGCGGAGTCGGCGGGACCGGAGGTTTGGGATCTTCTCGCATGGCTCAGCCCTCACCGCCGGTGGCGGCCTTCTGCTGGATAGCGAAGAACGGATAGCGCGACGCTTTGGTCGCCTGTTGGCGGTTGATGGGATTCGGAATCGCCCAGGCAAACCGCGCGGTCACGCGCAGCGCGACCATATCTTGCTGCATGAGGTTGTACTGAATGACGGGCGGCGAGCCATTGTCCGTGATGACGCCCGTGTCAAACATTTCCATGCTGATGTCGTCGCGGATGGCGAGCATGGACTGGTCCCACTCTCCGCCGATCATGCTGTAGCCGGTGGCGCCCGTGTTGAAGCTCGCCAGGCCAGCGTTGGAGAAGACGATGGGCTCGCCGAAGAGGCTGCCGGTGTTGATCGCGGCGTTCGGGGTGCTGTTGTCGCCGACGAAGAGCATGCCCTTGGTCGTGTCGCGCATGCCGCGGAGTTTGGCCTTAACCTGGCGGCGAGCCCAGAAGCCGGTCACGTCGTAGCCGTCCGCCTCCACCAGGCCCATGGCGGTGTTGACGTCGTCGACGAAGTCGACGGTGGAGGTGCCCGCGATGACCAGGTTGCCTGCGGAGTTGGCGCCGGAGACGATGCTGGGCGGGAAGGTCGACGGTGCGTTGGTGCCGAAGAAAATCGCGTCGTCCAGGGCGACGCCGAAGGCTTCGGTGATCTTCGGACGCGTCTGCGCCCAGAAGTCGTAATCCATGTCGTCCAGCAGGTTCTTGGCGATGGGGACGATCACGGCCATTTCTTCGGCGTTCAGGTAGACGTTGTCCCACTGGAGCGACGTCGTCTGCTTCATGCCGATATCGCGCGCGTCGAGGCTGGCGCCGGTGATCCAGTACGCCACTGGC